TGGCGTCGATGATTTCGGTATAGCTGTCCCAATAGGTCTGATTGCGCAGGTTGGACTGGGTGCTATCCGGCGTGATCCGACGCACGCGCACCTGCCAAGGGCCGGGGGCAGGCAGGTCGATGCGGTAGCTCCGCTGATAGCGGCTCGTCGTTTTGCCGCTGATGGTGTCGCGCTTGACTTCCTGCCAGCCAGCGCCGTTATTGTCGATGTCGATGGCCAGCTCAACCGATGTGCCAGTCAAATCGCCGGTCGAAGGGTTCTGGTAGGTGAGCCCAGGCAACGAGACGGTGACGCGCACGGCGGAGAGGTTGACGTTGCTGATCGAACGCACCACCGGCGTGGTGGCCTTGACCTCGGTGGCCACGGCAACCTCGGATTCGACCGCCGCGAAGCCTGGGATGTGCGCCTGCGACTGCGTGCCGTTGCGGGTGATGACGGTGACGCCAGAGAAGTTGTCGCTGCCATCAGCAGCCTGCAATGGCGTGTCGTCCAGATAGATGGACTTGAGCCCATCGACCAGCCCCTCGATCTCGCCCTCGGACACGCAGTCGATGACGCGGGCAAACGCGCGGCTGCGCAGGCTGTCGGGCGCTTCGGTGGGGACGTGCGACGAGCCGCCACCGCCGCCTTTGCCGCCGCCTCCTTTGGCGCCACGGATCCGCACCAGCTCGCTCATGCCGCGTACTCCTCTGCGACCATGCCAGCGCTGATGACCTGCGATCCGACGATCAGCCGCCCGTAGCAGACCGGCACGGGGTTGCCCTGCGCGGCGGTATTGACCGCGCCGTCAAAGGCGTATGAGGGCTTGTTCTCAGGGCGATCCGGCGCGCCTTGTGTCTTGGGTTGCGGCGACAGCATCTGCGCCACGCCGTTGAGAGTGAGTGACACGCCGATGTTGGTGATGATCGGCATACCGGTCATGACACCAATGGTGATAAGCGTGACCCCCAAGATGACGTTACCAATCCCACTGCCAGCGCCAGCCGTCACCGGCACGATCTTGATGGCCTCGTCCGCCGGAAGCGCGAGCGTGTCCAGATCGCGCGGGTCTTTGCCGACCAGCACGCGGTATCCCGGCCTGGAATGCGCCAGCATATAGGCGCGAAAGCCGGGGATCGTCGCGCACAATGCGCGCACGGCCTCGGCAGGCGAGCGCACATCGTAGGCGTGCCGGCGGCCAAAGCGCTTACCCAGATGCCCGTAGAGCAGCACGCTCAGCATGGCGCGGTTTCCTTGAGCAGGCTGCGGTGGCGCAGCACATGGGTGGTGACATGCCGCCAGTAGCCACCATAGACGTCCCGGCTACTCAGCCTGCCGTGACAGTGGTGGATGAGATGCCCATCCACGTCGATCACACCGGCATGATTCGGCACGGGCGAGGCCACCTGCATGAGAACCACGTCATGGGCGCGCGGGCCGTCCTGGACGGCGACGAAACCGGCGTGCTCGAAGTTGTCGAGGTAGAGGTTGCCGCCCTTGATCCACCAGTCGTCCTCGCGCGGGTAGTCGGGCAGCTCGATGCCGCACGCCTCACGGTAGTAGTCGCGGATCAGCGTGTAGCAGTCCAGCACGCCATGCACGAATGGCCGCCCGATGAGCGGCGCGCGATAGCCGGACGGCGTGATCATCCGATGCGCGCCGGTGGGGTGATTGACGATCAGCCAGGGCAGCCCGGTTTTCTCGCACATGACGCGATCCGCCTCCGACGGATCCGGCGGCAGGTAGGGGTGGCTGTGACAGACCGCCACCACCTCGCCCATGTCCTCGGCCATCGCCTGATCTTCCGGGTGGATGGCGAACTCCGCCTCGCCCGCGATGTTGCGGCATGGCACGTAGCGCAGTCGGCCGTTGACGACCACCGCCAGTCCGCAGGCTTCGCGCGGGGCTTCGCGGGCCGCGTGGCCGCGCACGGCATCGAGGATGGGGGTCAAGTCGATCATCGGATCAACCCCGCCGCTGGGAAGCCGCCGAAGGGCAGCTCGCCGTACTGCCCGAATCGCAGCTTGCACGATGCCAGGCGCTTGCCGCACTGGTCGAGCGCCATGCTAGTGGTCGGCTGATCGTTGATGTCCGCCACCGGCCCGCCGGTGTAGCCGCACTCGGCAGAGCGGTAGCGCCAGGCGCACACGTTCTGCACCACCTGCCGGCGCGGCAGCATCACGCCGGCGAGGTCGAATGCCGCCGACAGCTCGAACTCCACCACCACCTTGTTCTCGACACTCTTGCGGTCGATGAACCAGATTTCGCGGTCGATGAACTGGTTCGGGTCAGCAGACGGATTGCCGGATGCGAAATTGACCGCATCCAGATACTTGACGAAGGTGCGCGTGCGGGTGAGCTTCGCGCCGATGAGGGAGTCCGCCACTGCGCCGATGAGGCCGGTAACATTGGCCACGGCGAGCTTGGGGCGCGGCAGCGATCCCTGCCCGCGTTTCTCGAAGCCGGACGCCTCGATGGGGAAGCGCGTGTAGGTCTGCCCAGCCCAGACGATGTCGTTGCCCAGCTCGTTGGGCCCGTGCGGGGTGAAGCGGAAAACCTGCGTGCCGCCGACGACCGTGGTGTCGAGCTCGTAGAGCTCAACAATCGCGCCAGGCGCGAAGGACTGGATGTCGGCGCGGACCGTCATTCGAACACCTCCTCAAAGGTGCAGGACAGCTCTCCGGTCCTCATCCCTGTATGGGGCGTGCGCGTCCATTCGCGACACACCACGCGGATGTTCGCGGTGGCCCCGGGCGCCAGCCAGTCAAAGGCCTCCGCCGCGCCCCGCGCGCGCAGGAAGGCCTCGATGGCATCGAGGTCTGCCGTCTCCCGGCTGAAGGTGAGCGACCAGCGCGCCGCCTGCGCATTGATGCCATCCACCACCCGCTGCTCGTAGCCATCACCGAACCGCGCTACCTTGACCCTAGGGGTGACGGTCTTCTCAGCGGTCTTGGGCGTCCAGTCAAACGTCGGCATGGATTACGCTCCCGCAAGCAGCCCGCCAGGCCGCTTTTCCTCGATCAGCACACCACGCACCGCCGCTGCGATACGCGCCCCAAGGTCACGCGCACTGCTAGCATCACCGCTCACCCTGGAGCCCGATGCATCGACCGCGACGTTGATGTTGATGCCACCGCCGCCGCCGAAGGCTTTGACGCCCAGCGTGCCGTCCGGCCCACGGGTGAGCGGCATGATGGCCTCCGGTCCGGCCTCGCCCATCACGCCGCCACGGGCAAAGGCGAAGAAGGTGGGCCGGTCCACAATCTGGTTCCGCCACTGCGTCACGCCACCCGGTGCGCCGCCTTTGGCAAAGGGCCACAGGCTCTTGATCCAGTCCAGCGCCATCTTGCCGAGCGGCTCGGTGACGGTCTTGCGGAGCACCATGCGCGCCAGGTCCTGGGCGATGCCACGCAGCACGTCGGAGAACCGCTTGCCGCTGAGGATCGCGTCCTCCATCGCGCTGCTGAAGGTGAAGCCAAACTCACGGGCAATATCCGTGTTCGCCTTGATCTGCTCACCAAAGCCCATGGCCGCGTCGATGGCTTCGTTGATGCGGAAACGGGCTTCCGTTGCCTGATCGGCAGTGAGCCGCCCGGAGGCCTCAAGCTCATCGATCTGCTCCAGCTCGCGGCGGTATTTCTCCACCGGGTCGATGAGATCGACGAACCGGCGCCTGACCGCTTCGATCGCGTCCGCCTCCTTGATGAACTCGTTCCAGGCCCGCTCGATGGCCTCCTGCCCCTCTTTGAAGATTTCGCGATCGAGGTCATTGACCGCGCGGAACTGTTCCTCGATGAACCGCGCAACCTCGCGGGACCGCGTGATAAAGCTGCCAGAGCCGAAGACATCGATGGGCGGCTCGACCTTTTCAGTGGATCGCTCCTTCAGCTTTGGCGCGGGTCTTTCAAAGCCCTTCTCCTGCTCGCGCAGCATGTCCTCGACCGTGATGCGCATGCGGCCGAAGCGCTCCAGGTTTTCCTGCATCTGCAACCACTCGATGCGCTTCTTGGTGCGCTCGATGGAGCGATCCAAGGCGCTCGGATCGAGCTTGTGCTTGATGAACTCATCCCGCTGTTCGTTCAGTTTGCGCAGCTCTTCGGTAAGCTCTTGGATGCTCTTGCCCGGGCGCATGGTGCCGAAAAGGGAAAGCGCCTCAAAAAACCCGCCGGCAAGCTTTTTCCCTTCGATGAATTGTTCGAGGAGCCCGTTGAGGGTTGGCAGCGCTTCATTGGCGATCGCCATGCCAATCCCGCGCAGGCTGGCGGAAACCCGGGTGAGGTTGTCGTTGAAGCGCTCCGCCGCTTCGGCCATGTCCTTCGAGAGCACAAGGCCAAGCGCTTCCGCCTCCTTGCGCATCGAGGCCAGCCCGGCCGAGCCCTGATTGAGCAGGGGAATGAGTTCGTTCCCCGATTTGCCAAAGAGCTTCACGGCAAGCGCCGTCTTGCCAGCGCCATCCTCCATCGCGGCA